ATAGGTATAGTCTTCGTATTTTTTATATTCTTTCAGTTCGGCTTCCAGGTTGCTGATACGTTCTTCCAGCCGTCCGTTCTCTCGAATCAGGGCTTTATTTTCTTCGTCTTTCCTTTCCAATAATCTATATATGTAAGGATCCGTTGGTGCAGTTGGTACATCTTGGGAGGAAGAAGCTTGTGGGGAACTTCGAAACATTGGCCCCTCACCGACTAAAAGCCAATTAGGACTCAAGTCCTTGAAAGTTTCGACAATTTTCGACACCCAAGAACTTGAAATATCAGTACCCTTACTGACGCATCTAGCCAAGACCCCATTGGAACACCCTATTTGCTGTTCAATTGCTCGTATGCTAAGGCCTTTTTCTTTAGCAAACAATGCTATTCTATCGGAAATATTCTCCATATAAATAAAAATTTTCTATATAATATTTGCACGTGTCGAAAACTTTCTATACGTTTGCACCGGTATTCATTATGAACACCGCCCAAATATAGCAAATTTTATCCAAACAATAGAAATATGAAAAGGAAAATCAAAGTGAACAACCAGACCCGCATCGAGCTTGCGAGCTTGTTCGGGGTCACGCAACGGAGTGTAGAATATGCGCTGAATTTTGAAAGAAACAGCGTACAAGCCTGCCAGATACGCGAAGCCGCCCTGCAAAACGGAGGCCGCCTGGTGGAAATTCATGAAGTGGATGTTACGCCAACACGTACGGTAAAGGTTCTCGACCAGAAAGGTAACCTGAAGGCTGTTTTCAAGGAGGACCACCCGACGCTGTGACGAACTACCTATAGGTAATCGGGCGACTACTACCAAGTAGTTCACCAACTACTACCAAGTAACCAGAGTAATTAACCCTAAACAAATCGAGTCATGAGAAAAAATACATGCTTTTATCTTGATCCGCTTCTCAAAGCTATCCTGGAAGCAGACGGCAGAGAGCTGACACGGGACAACACTTGTACCATCTGGGAATGGGACTACAAAAGGAGACACGGGAAGTATCCCGGCAGCCTGCTGATGTTCCGGCGAAGAGTACAGATGTTCGTCGGCGCTTACGGAGTGCTCATCTTAAGCTTGCTATCGCTATGGATATCATGCTTATCATTAGTGATAGCACTGAAATGCTGATTGCGAGCATCCTGAGTTTCAGGTCAAGGTAATTTTTATAAGCGTTCATTGAAAGTTCCTGCATGATTCCGGTCCGTAGAGCTTCCACACCTTTTTCGGTCAGTTCTACGACTCCAGATTGAGAACCTGCAATATATCCAAGGGTTTGCAGATATTGAAAATGATAATTCACCTCTGTGACATTGGTTTTATCTATCAGGGTTTTGCCAAGTGTTAGGCTGGCATTCATGTGGTAGTAAAAGAAATCCTTCCCGGGAACCATGGCCATTATTTCCATGATTTGCGCATTGATTTTACAACGCTTGTATAAGTCCAGGGCATCTTTGGAACTTATCATCATAAGTATTTGAATTTTAGTTAGACGCTACAAATGTAGCAAAACTGCTCCGGTTCGGGAGGAATAGGGGCAGGATTTTAAAACGTAACTTAAAAACAGGAGGACAGACAATGAAAACATTCAGACGCATACAGAAGATTGCGGCAGCCGTCGGGCTGGTGTACGGATTTTGGATCAGCAACCAGATGGAAGCCACAGGGCAGGACATCCGCACGGGGTTGCTGCTGGTGGCACTGAGCATCGTGGTGCTGCTCGGCATGGTGTTGCCGGAAGAAATGAAGAATGAAGAACGAAGAATGAAGAATTGACCCCACAGCGGACAGGAACCTTCCGGACGGATAACAAAAGTGTGAAATGTCATAGACTACATAGGTGAATACTTTCAGGGTATTGGTCGGATGAAAAGATTGGGAAGGCGGCCTGCGGCGGGTTCCGACGCCCCGCTCCGCACAAAAAGAACCGTGAAAAAAAGACTGAGATATGGAACTGTATGGTACAACAATCTGCGTGACGTATGATGAGCTGGTGGGCGGTGGCATCCTCAGCCAGCCGAACTACAAACGACTGCTGCGCGAAGGCCGCCTGGAAGTCGTCCAGAAGGGCGGCAACGGACGCAAGGCTCTGATAGCCTACGCTGGCATGCCGCCCGCCGTGCTGCGAGCCTACAACAGCCGCCATCCGCACGCCAAGGAAGATATGGAAAAGCAACTGAACTGCAAGAAGCTGGAAAGCAGGCTGAAGGAAGACCCGAAGGCCACCGCCTTCTTCCGTGACTTCGAGCCGAAGATAAGCCTGGACAGGCAGGAAGCACTGGTACTGAACGCACGGGTGCTGAACGCCATGGCGAGAACCGAGCACGATATGAAGATAGAACACTCGAAGGCGGGCTTTGTACGCCCCCGACTCGTGAAGGACGGCGTGCTGGCCCTGTGTGCCGACCTGCGCACCCGCTACGGCCACACCCTTCCCCGCAGCGAGGCCCGCCTGTGGGAGAAGTTCACGGCCTACAAGCGCGACGGATACCGCGTGCTGGTGGACGGCAACACGGGCAACCAGAGTGCCCGCAAGGTGGGCCCCACCGCCGGGCGCATCCTGCTCCGCCTGAAGCGCAGCCACTTCCCGCAGTACACCGACCGCCAGATTTTCGACGAATACAACCGCCTCGCCGCCGGGAAGGGACTGCCCGTGATAGCCAGCCCGCAGACGGTCGTCAACTACCTCTACCGCCCGGACGTGAAGCTGTGGTGGTTTGCCGAGGTTCACGGGCAGGTGGCCTTCAAGAACGAATTCATGCCGCAGTTTGACACCCGTCTGCCCAGCCTGCCCAATGCCCTGTGGTACGGCGACGGTACGCGCCTGAACCTCTACTACCGCGCCTGGGACGAACGGCAGAAGCGCATGGTGGCCCGCACCATCGACGTGTACGAAGTGATGGACGCCTGCACCGAGGTGTTCCTGGGCTGCGCCTTCGGCCCCGAGAACTTCAGCAGCCAGTACGAGGCCTACCGTATGGCCGTGGAAACCTGGAAGGTGAAACCCTACGAAATCGTGACCGACAACCAGGGCGGACACAAGAAGGAGGAGGCGCGCCAGTTCTTCCGCCGCATCTGCCACCTGCACAAGACCACCATGCCCCACAACGGCCAGTCGAAGAGCATCGAGTCGGCCTTCGGACGCTTCCAGCAACAGGTACTGCACAAACTCTACAACTTCACAGGGCAGAACATCACCGCCCGCAAGCAGGACAGCCACGCCAACATCGAGCTGATCATGGCCAACATTGCCCAGCTGCCCACGCTGGAGGAGATGAAGCAGCAGTACCTGGCCTGCCGCCGGGAGTGGAACGAAGCGGTTCACCCCACCAGCGAAACGGGTCTCACCCGCCTGGAGCTGCAGACCGGTGCCTGCCACCCCGAAGCCGAACCGATGGACGACTACCAGACGGCGGAAGTATTCCGCCTGATGTCCAAGGCTAGCGTGAAGTACGGCAAGCACGGGTTCATCTTCGAGATAGACCGGAAGGAGTACCGCTACATGGTATATGGCGACGACGGCCTGGTGGACATGGACTTCCACCTGAGCAACATCGGCAACAGCTTCCGCTACCGCTACGACCCGCACGACATGACCCTCATCGAGCTTTGGCAGGAGACGGCCACCGGACTGAAATACGCCGCCACGGCCACGCCCAAGGTGGCCGTCCACCGAGCCACCGCCGACCGCACCGACGCCGAGAACCGGCACCTCTTCGCCCAGCTGCAGGCCAACCGCCGTGCGCTGGTGGGCCACTACCTCAGCTCCGAAGAGCTGCTGCTGGAGGACTTCCTGGGCGAGGCCGGTTCGCGCCTGGTCATCCCGCGCCCCGTGGGCATCGGGCAGAAGAAGATGGAGGAATACCGCCGCGAATACGAAGAAGGCCGTCTGCTGCCGCCCGTGGCACAGCCGGACATTGCCCCCTACGAGCCCGAAGACGTCGGCATCGCCTCGCTGGGCGAATACACCAAAGCGGCCAGCAGGCTGACGGATGCGGAGATGTACGAGGACTTCATCTAAATGAAGAATGAAGAGTGAAAAATTAAAAATGAAGAATTCAATAACCGTTTAAATAATATTCAAACAATGAAAGAACTTACACTGAAAGACAAGGACGCCATCCGCGAGGCGCTGACCGACTACACGCGGAATTACCCCAGCCAGAACCGCGCCGCAGAAAGCATGAAGGGCGTGAGCGCGGCTACCATCAGCCAGGTGGTGAACGGCAAATATCAGAACATCAGCGATGACATGTTCGCCCGTATCGCGCAGCAGATAGGCTACAGCATGGACCGTTGGGCCATCGTCGAGAGCCAGACGTGGCAGCGCATCACCTTTGCCATGACCGACGCCCAGCAGTGGAAAAACGTCAGCTGGGTGGTGGGCGACGCCGGATGCGGCAAGACCACCGCCGCCATCGAGTACCGCCGCACGCACCGCAACGTGTTCTACATCCTCTGCTCCGAGGACATGCGCAAGAGTGACTTCGTCCGCGAGATAGCCAAGCAGGTGGGCGCGCCCACCGACGGCACCAACCTGCGCGACATCCTGGACTATGCCATCTCGATGATCAGCTTCCTGGACCGTCCGCTGCTCATCTTCGACGAAGGCGACAAGCTCACCGACTCGGTGTTCAACTACTTCATCTCCATCTACAACCGCCTGGAAGGAAAGGCGGGCATCATCTTCCTGAGTACCGACTACATCAAGCGGCGCATCGACAACGGACTGCGCTACAACAAAAAGGGTTACAAGGAGATACATTCGCGCATCGGGCGCAAGTTCTTTGACGTGAGTGTAGCCACCGAACAGGACGTCTATGCCATCTGCGCCGCCAACGGCCTGGACAACCCGGGCGAGGTGAAGCGCGTCCTCGGCGAGGCACGCATGGGCGAGTACGACCTGCGCCGCGTGAAGCGGGTGGTGCATGCCTGCAAACGCATTC